AGCAATTGCGTGCAGATGTAGTTGCCATAGGGGGGGTATCATGAACAAGCTACCACCTGAATTACACATTGTTCAAGGAACGCGCGGTGTCAATCAAGGGCAAGAACTTCCTGAAAAATTAAAATCAAGAATTCCTAAAGCGGAGTGGCTTGACAATCCTAAGGCTTGGAACAAAGATGAGTTTATTAAAGAAACTGCTGAATACTTGTATCAAGTTTATGGAATCGGCTCCGCGCAAGACCGTCATGTGCTTGCCATGCTTGCTGACCATATATCTACTTATGTGCTATGCGCTGAAGCTATTAAGCAAAAATCTTTAATTACTGCTTACAACAATGGAAAAACTTTGGGTCCGAACCCATACTTGGCAATTAGAGATAGAGCATTGCCTCGTATTATTTCACTTATGAACGAACTAGGGCTAACCCCAAGAAGCCGTTTAAATGGTAATCGCGATGACGCTACGCCATTAGGCGATTTACTTTTGGGTCCGCAAATTAAGAAATGAAATATCAAGATGGTATCTTTTATGCAATAAATGTTACTAAAGGCAATATTGCAGTTTGTAATAATGTAAAGCTGGCTTGTCAAAGATTTTTAAATTATCTTGAAGATAAGCAATGGGAGTATGAGTTTTTTTCTGAATATGTTGAGCATGTATTGCGATTTGTTCAAATATTAAAACATACAAAGGGTCCCGATGCTGGCAAGCCAATTTTATTAGAGCCATTTCAAATTTTGTTGTTATGTGCCATATATGGCTTTAGAAATAAAAAAGACCATAGCAAGCGCATGACTACAGATGTCATTGTGTTTATTCCTCGCAAAGCTGGTAAATCAACGCTAACAGCCGCTATTAGTTTATATGAGCTTCTATTTGGCGAAGCTGGAGCAGAAGTTTTTACATTGGCTACCAATAGAGAGCAAGCATCTATTGTGTTTGATGCCGCGCGAGGAATGATTGAGAATATGCCACGCGAAGCTCAAGGTTGGTTTAACGCAAGTAAATACCATATTGGCAAAGCTGGTGATAGTCAAACAATGTTTAAAGCATTGTCACGCGACAATAAGAAAACAGGTGACGGCAAAAACGCATCCTGTGGAATCATTGATGAAGCGGCACAAATTGTAGATAGAAACTCAATTGAAGTTATTCATTCAGGTATGGTGGCTCGCAAAAACCCATTGCGTATTTATATTACTACTGCCAGCTTTACTAAAGAAACAAAATTCTATGAAGATATGCAAATGGTTGAATCAATGTTGCGCGGTGAAGCTCCAGATAATCCACATTGGTTTGGATTGTTATACGGACTAGACCCACAAGATGATTGGCGTGATTCATCTACATGGCACAAAGCTAACCCTATGCATGGCATATCAGTATATCAAGATGCTATTGCTGAACGCTGTGAGCAAGCAAAATTAAAACCAGCGGCACTTAATGAATTTCTTTGCAAAACATTAAATGTATATGTTTCTGCAAATAGCGCATGGATTGATAGGCAATATTGGGATGATTCAATTGGTGAAAAACCTAAAGAAGAGCCGCAAGCAGTATTTATTGGTTTTGACTTGGCGGCTACGCGAGATTTAAATGCTGTCTGCACATTGTTTAGATATGAGGATGAGTCATATTATGCAGAATTCAAATTCTTTTTACCTGAAGATGGATTAAGTATTGTTCCAACGCATTATCGTGGAATATTTGACCAAGCAATACAAACTGGTTTATTGCAAATAACGCAAGGCAATGTAATGGATGATAGAGAAATATCAGATTACATTAAAATGCAAGCAGAACTTTACAATATAAAAGAAGTAGGATACGATGCTTATAACGCGGCAAGTTTAATCGCTCGTTTACATGACAGTAGCATACCAGTTAAAAAAGTAGGTCAAGGGATGGCTGTATTAAGCAATCCATCTAAACAGACTGAAAAACTGATAATGTCACACTCTATAAGACATAATGGCAATTCTTTTTTAGGTTGGCAATTGTCCAACTGTGAAGTCTATGAGGATGTGAACGGAAATATCAAAGTGCGAAAAAATGAAGCGGACAAATCAGCAAAGGTTGACGGCATAGTTGCTTTAATTATAGCGATGCATTGCTCATTAGACCATCCACAAATCTCATCCGCATTTGGTTTCCGTACTTTCTAAAGGCAAAAACATGGCTATTTTAGATATATTCAAAAAGAAACAAAAGAATTTAACAGAAAGCAACACGCTTTTTGGACAAACCGCATTAGGTAATGTGGTCTTACGCAATGCCAATCAACCGCCAACTGCCGCTGGTTATCAATTATTATATGTAACAACATCTAGCGTGACTGATGCAGGGCGCGTTGTTGATATGTCTGTGCTATCAAGAAACAGCACAGTAATGTCTTGTTTAGGTGTTAAAGCTCGCGCAATATCACAATTGCCAATTAAAGTGATGACTTATGGCGAAGATGGTTCAATGGTTGATGCAACCACAGATAAATCAGTTAGCAAGCGTGACCAAGCAAAAGCGCGTTCTGTATTAAGTTTATTGCAAAACCCAAATCACTTTCAAAGCCAATATGAGTTTTGGTATCAATTTATTATGTGGCATGAGTTAGCTGGTGAAACATTTACATTGTTATGGCGTAAAGACCAAGACCAAATATTACAAACGCCATTAGAAATGTATGTGCTTGATTCAACGCTCATTACAGCACAATTGACTGAAACGCGCTACCCAGCATATAGAATCGCAACGCCTACTTATGGATTTGGTAAAGATGAGCCATTGAAAGCACATCAAATTATTCATATGATGGATGCCGCTTGGCAAGGTTCAGGCTCATTTAATAAAGGCATATTGGCTACTGAATTAATTGCTTTAGACCAAGACATTGATTTATACGCTAATTTTGTCATGCAAAATGGTGCAAAACCTACTGGCTTGTTCAAAACAGACCAAGTAATACCTGATTCAAAATACAAAGAAATTGCCGCGCGATTAAAAGAAGCATGGTCAAGCATGACTGGCTCAAAAACAACTGATTTAAGTAAAGCAGGTCAATCAATGTTGTTAGACAATGGCATGAGTTATGAAACTGTCAAAATGCTTACATTGCAAGATGCAGATGCCGCAAGACTTAAAGAACAAACAATGAAGCGTATTTGCGGTTTATTTGGTGTTCCACCACAAATGATTGGTGTATCAGATGGCAAATATAACAATTCACAAACAATGATTGATGAATTTTACAAAACAGCCGTATATCCAGTATTAATCAACATTCAACAAAAATTAAAAGCAAGTTTATTACAAGGCTACCCAAATCTTTGCATTGAGTTCCAAACTCAAGACTTTTTAAAAGGTGCGCCATTAGACCAAATGAATTTTGTGGTTGCTGGTGTAACAAATGGCATAATGACACCAAATGAAGCGCGTGAATATTTAGGTAGGGCAAATATTGATGGCGGTGATGAATTAAAAGATGGCAATGCTCCAGCAGAGCCAATTGTAGGAACAAGTCCGCAAGATACTGGCGGTGGCGGCAATACAAATTCAGTAGGCAAAACTGGTCAAGCTGGCAAAGCATAACAAGGAGCTATTATGAAAGACATCAAGTTTTTATTTGAATCAAAGGTAGAGTTAGGCGTTTCAGCAGACGAAGCTCAAGGCAACGGAACAATTGAAGCGCAATTTACTACATGGGGCGCGCGCGAGGGTGCAGATGGTCGCAAGTTTAATTATAAAGCTGAACCATTTATGGAATGGGCAAAAACAATGGAAGCTTCAGGAAAGCCATTGCCTATGTACTTTCAACACAATGATGAATCAATGCCTGTAGGCGAATGGACATCTTTTGAGTTTGATGACAAAGGTATGTGTGGTTCAGGTCGTTTATTCACAAATACGAATGCGGGTCGTGATTTGTACACCATTATGAAAGAATCGCCAGCAATGGTTGGTGGTGTTTCTGTAGGTGCATACGCTGACGAATATCAAATGGTTGATGCAGAGGGCAACGCATTTACTGACGGAAGCCCAACGGATGAAGGATACTTTCAAATCACTAAAGGTGGGTTGCGTGAAGTTTCAATTGTAATGCAACCTAACAACATGGAAGCAAATATCACTAAATTAGAATCATGCCTAGAAGTAGATGGCACGATTAATCCAAGAAATTTGGAATCTGCCTTGCGTGATGCAGGGGTTTCAAAACAGAATGCGGCAGTTGCCGTTTCTGTATTTAAGGAAGTAGTTGCTTGTGGGCGTGACGCTGGCAAATCAATTACCCTTAAAAACAACTCGGTTCGGAGTGATTCTGAAACGATAACTGCCGAAGAAGAATTTGAGAATGTATTACTCGCCAAATTTGCGGAAAGAGAATTGCTCAAAAAATTAAACCAAAGAATCAAAGGATAAAATCATGTCAGATAAAATCATGGAAAAGTTAGACGCTATTGAAGCACAATCTGTTGCTGAAATTGCTAAAGTAAACGAAGCAGTAGCTACGCAAGTTGCGGCTGTAGAAGAAAAATTAACACAAGAATTTGCAGAAAAAGTTGCGGCTTTAGAAGCAAAAGTTGCTGATATTAAATCACCATCTATCATCAAACTTGAAAAAACTGTTACACGCGATGTAAACAAGCGTGTTCGTGAAGCATTGTCTTCATTCTACAAAGGCAATAACCGCGTAGAAAAAGAAATTGAAATGTTTGCAGATGAATCAGAACAACTTGCATTCATGAAAGAAGCTTCAGCATTGACAGGTTCAGGTAACGGCATTGGTGGTCGTACTGCTTATGACCCAGTATTTGTTGCTTTGCGTCTTGCTAACCCATTGCGTGGTGTAGGTCGTAATGTAACAACAGATGGTTCTGTTTATCAATTCCGCGCAAAAGTTGGCGATGCAGGTGCGGCATGGGGCTATCCACTAAACAACAACACAACGGCAACAACAGAATCTATGAACATTTGGCAATTGCCTTTGCAAGATTTGAATGTGGCTTTCCCAGTTCGTACATCAGCTTTGGATGACATTGACGGCTTAGAAGCTAACTTAGTTGCAGATATGATGGTTGAATTTAGCCAAGCAGAAGCATTGTCAATGGTACAAAACAATGACCAAGGTGCAACATCATTACCATATGGCGGCTCTAACGGCTTGCGCGGTCTTAACCAATATGGTGGTGCTAATTCATCTTACACAGGTGGCAAAACATCAACCGCTTCATTTGGCACATCAGGTACAGGTTCATCAGCAGGTTTACATTCAATTGCAACTTACGACCAATTGACAACAAATGGCAACACAATTACTAACAACATCACTTATAAAGATGTTGTGAATTTCATCTACGCTTTGCCACAACAATACTGGACAGAATCAGCAAAATTTGTAATCAGCCCATTATTGTTACAAGCAATTCGTGGTTTAACAGATTCACAAGGTCGCCCAATCTATGTTGATGGTTTGTCACGCACAGATGGCATTGTTGGTCAATTGCTTGGCTTTGATGTTGTAGTCAACAAATACCTTGATGTTCCATCAAT